CTATTGACCCAACAGTTACAATAAATGGCACAGATTATACAAGTGAGTCATTAAATGGCGTAACAGTCAGCTCAGGGCGCAACTCTATTTGGGATCAACCTAGATATGGTTATGCAACTATCAGAATTAAAAATGATAATAATTCTCCTTTAGCAATTCAATTGCAAGAACCAGTCATTATCTCTGTTGATAATTTTACTGGCACACCTACGCAAGTTTTTGAAGGCAAAGTGTCTAGCATTTCTAACTCTGTTCAAGCTATAGGTTCAAATGCCAAGGTCATTATTCACACAGTAACAGCAGTAGGGCCATTGGCCGATATGTCCCGAGTCATCACCCATACAACTAGCTGGCCCAAAGAATATGACGATGACCGACTAGATAGAATTTTGGTTGATTCTGGAGTTACTATTGATGTAGTCGATACTCCAGGAGTTTATGAATTTACTTCTGCAGCCGCTAGTCCAACCGATTGCTATTCTGCTGCTTCTTACTATGCTCAAATGGCCTTTGGGTATATTTATGAAACTACAGATGGCAAGGTTGGTTATGCCAATGAGTCTAGGCGCACAATAGAAGCCGCGACCAATGGCTATTTCAATATTCCTACTGATGTAATTCTTGGCAATAGCATCCAATCCCAAATCAATACCAATAACCTTATAAATGATGTTTTGCTGGAATACAAAGCTAATGCCACAGTTACTTCTACCAGCGCAAGTAGCATTGCAGCTTATGGGACTCGGGCTTCAGATATTGTTACTGAATTGGAAGACGGGGCTCAAGCCCAATTCCAAGCTGATCGGTATATAACCCTAAGATCAACCCCCGAGACAGTATTAGAAAATTTTACAGTTCAGCTCAATGCCCCAGCCATTACTAGCGGTGTATTGAATGGCCTTATAGCGGTTTATATGGGTAAGCCCATACAGGTAAGTGCCTTTCCTAATGGCATATTTAATGGCATATTTAGGGGCTTCGTAGAAGGATGGACTTTGACTATTAGTCAAAACACAGCCACCCTGAACCTAAATGTAACTAAAAATACTCTTAGCATTACCCCAACTCGCTGGCAGGATGTCTCAGCCTCACTTATCTGGAGTAGTGTTGATCCTGCGCTAGAATGGGCCGACTATGAATAAGAGGCAAAATGGCATTAAGTCCTAATTACAGCTGGCCCGAGCCAGACGATTCAGATTTTGTTAAAGATGGCGCTCTAGCCATTCGCGATTTAGGCGATGCTATTGATGCCACAGTTGAATCAATTGATTTAGTCGTTCAAGGCTTAATCCACCCTTTCCTACTAATGGGAGCATAAATGGCAACGATATATAAAATACTAGGGCAATCAGCACCAGCCGCGACCACCGAGGTGGATTTATACACAGTCCCAGCGGCAACTGATGCAGTAGTTTCAACAATTACTGTATGTAATAGAGGCACAGCAAGCGGCACTTACAGAATTTATGTCGCTGTAGCAGGAGCAGCTGCGGCCAATCAACAATATTTAGTTTATGATGCTAATTTAGCTGCAAAAGCGACAGTTGCTTTGACGCTTGGTATTACACTTGATGCAACAGATAAATTAAGAGTTTATGCATCTACTGCAGATTTCTCTTTCAACGCCTTTGGAAGCCAAATAAGCTAATGGCAATAAATACAATAGGCAGCTCAAATAGCGATTTTTACACTCAATTATCTAGCGCAACCCCAGCAAACTTAGGAACTGCCGTAAATTTTACTTCCTTAGGTCTTCATAGGAAATTTATGTTAGTTTTTAGAGAAGTCGGATTTACAGCAAGCGGCACTTGTTTAATCAGAGTAAATAATGATTCTGCAGTTGATCAATATATACTTGCAAGGGTTAGTGATAATTTTGCTTCCAGCAATGTTTCAATTGCAGGTGCGACTGGATTTGGCACACACCAAGGTTCGGCTACTGGTGTTAATGACGGATTTTTAATTTTGCGAAACTGCGACACAACTTCAGCTCATTTTGTCGAAAGTGGCTCTTTTGAAAGTGCCACTTCTGCGACCAGAAGTTATTATGTAAATGGCTATTATAAAGCGGCTGCAGTGGTCAGCCAATTAAATGTTGTTATGACAGCAAGCACTTTTAACGGAACTGGAACTATTACCTTATTTGGAGCGCCATAAATGAAACTTTATATTACAGATGTTGATGTTGCCTCTGGCACAACTAATGTTAGAGAAATGACTGACGAAGAAGTTGAATCCTATTTAGCAAGCCAAGATGACTCCGAGACTTTGTAGAGCTGGTGTTCAACTTCGGGAGCAAATCGATGATGATTATCCTGACCGCGATAGGAAGTCTGATGGCTGGATTGCTGATTCTCGCCACCTTGCAAAAGGCACTTCTGACCATATACCGATCGATGGAATCGTTAGAGCAATAGACATAGATTCTGACCTGTCGGCTCATAAAGAAGAAGCTTATGCGCTGGTCGAGAAGATTCGTAAGTGCGCCAAGCGAGGCGATAAACGCATTAAATATATTATTTACGATGGCAAGATTATGAGCCCAATACTTGGCTGGAAGCGCAGAAAATACAGAGGCCCAAACCCTCACAAGTCGCATTTCCATATCAGCTTTACAACTCTGGGAGACAAAGACGGCAGTTTCTTCAACCTAGAAGGAGACACAAATGAAAGAACTCAAATTGATGGCGGGCAGTTGGGCGAAGACATTCGTAGCAGCAGCTCTAGCGACCTACCTAGCAGTCGGTCTAGATGTCAATGCTATTGCAAATGCCGCTCTAGCGTCAGTCTTGCCTAGCATCATCAACTGGCTAAATCCTTCTTACGAGCGTTACGGCAAAGTTCGCTAATGCCAGCGTCAGACCTCGCGGCGACTATCGCCTCAGTTCTCGGATCAATTGGCTTACTGATTGCCGGACTGCGTTACATAATCAAATTAGAGAATCTGCCCATTGTGTCGCGGCTTGATAAAATGGAAAGTCAGTTAGAATTGGCCCTCTCGACGAAAGTGAGCAGAAGTGGCACAGGCAAAAAAGCGCGCTAAGAAGCCAGTTAAGAAGGTGGCAAAACGTCGCAAAACGACGAAAGATGTCCCACTTACTCGGCTGGACTTTTGGGCTATCGCTTGCAACGAGGTCTATATGGCTTGTCGTCGAGCTGGTATGGATGAAGGAACGGCCTTGGCTTTCGCGATGGATCGTAGCTCGTATCCTGAATGGATAGTGGATAACGGAAACCCAATGTTCAAGCCTTGGGACGAAGACGAGGACGAAGACTAATTTACCTTCGCGAGGTCGAACTATTCGAGGCACTCAAGGCCATCTATCCGGACTTGACGCCACTATCGGCGACCGACCGAGCCGACGGCATTACTAGCGATTCCTATATTGAGATGAAGTGCCGACGAACCCATTACGATACTCTCATAATTGAGAAGAAGAAGTGGGATTATCTAGCCGATATAAGGGCTAGGACGGGGGCTAGGACGCTTTATATCAACGCGACGCCTAAAGGTGTCTATCAGTTCGACTTAGGGGCTCTAGAGGCTCCTGAATGGCATTGGAAGGCCCTACCCGATAAGACCGACTTTGCCAATGCTGGCAAGGTTGAGAAGCTCTGCGCCTTCCTCCCAATCCGACTCGCCGAACTCCTACTTGTATAAATCCATTTAGGTAATTACATTTATCCCACTAAATCCATTTAGAGGATTTGGAAGGGAGAATAAGTGATAAATAATCCGAAAGTAATTCGATTTGATTCTACTTCGGGAGCTTGGTCAGATGGTAAGAATTACGTCAAAGGCCAAATCATTCGCAGATACGCAATCGAATCGTTAGGTCGCCAATCAACAAGAGGGCGACTAAGTAGAGAAGAAATCTCAGCCTACTGGTTAGACCGATTCGGGGTGAGTGCGGATGTCGAATGACTTTACACCTGAGCAAATCGTTAGCATCCTGTTGGCACTATCAACCGGATTCTGGCTTGCTTACGCATCTCTTGAATCCGCAAAAGCAAAAGCTTTTAACGAAGGATATAAGCGAGGAAGGGCGAGTAATTCGTATGTCAGAGAGATCGTTAAGTGACTGGGTCTCGGACGCTGGTAACACCCTCGACGACCGAGGGCTGGAATATGGCGACCCGAGGCACAATCTATTACGCATTTACAAAATCGCGAGAGTCCTTGGTGTTCAGCTCAGAGACCCATCTGAGTTGGCAACTATCTTTATCGCGACCAAACTCAGCCGAATGGTGGAAAGTCCGGAGCGCGAGGATTCGTATCTCGATCTCATTGGATACGCCGCTATCTTGGGCTTCACCAGATTTTCAACTCCAGAAGATTGGGACGACGTTGAGTCTGATTCGCAATACTAACCAACGCCAATGGTGTGATTACTGTAAGTCTCGTTATGGGCAACTCAAAGACGGCACTTGGCATTTGAAGGCACAAGTCCCCGCAGTCTGGAAGGTTCAAAGTGAGACACCGCTACGCCGCGCTCAAGTGCGGTTTTATTGCCAACCTTGCGCCAATGAAGCGCAGAACTGGCCAGATGGAACCTTCTGGTCACTCAAAGAACAACTTGAATATGCGATTGATGAGTTCGCAGGGAGAGAGAAACTAAATGTCGAATTACCTAGATGATTACGTATCGGTTCAAGACCGCCTAAAGGAGTTTATCAATGGCTATCCGGATTATCGAATCAAGTCGCACGTTCTTGAGGAATCACTTATTCCTACTTGCGATGTTTATATTGTCAAAGTTGAGCTTTATCGGACTGAGGCTGATTCTGCGGCTTGGACGACAGGATTATCAAGTGAGTCTAAATCAAAACAGTATGCGTTGGAACTTGCGGAAACTGGTGCGCTTGGACGCGCTCTCAATCTCGCAGGATATTTCGCAAAGCCATCTGGAACGCCTAAGAAGGCAATACAGACAACAAATAAAGCTCTCGCAGAGTTTGTTGCGGATCAAAGACCGAACGACCCTGAGCCAATAGTCTGGGACGTTAGCCATATTGCCGAACAGTTCGGTGCTGAAGTAATTGACGAAGTGCCGCTCTGCGCTAATGGATGCGGCCCGATGATTCTCAAGCAAGGCACAAAGGAAGGCAAGGAATATCGCGGCTGGGTCTGCCCAATCGCTAAGTCCGGCCATCCGGCTCGATGGATGAAAATTGGAGCAGATGGGCATTGGGTCTTTCAGAAATGATTGATGAAATCCATCCCTTCAACTGCGGCAACTGTAAGAAGGTCACAGCTCAAAGGGGAATTATCAAATACGATTCTGAGATAACCGAGGGCCAAGATGTCTGGTTGATGGAATGTCAGAATTGCTTTGAACAGAGATTGGTGGAGCCAATGGATCGAGTAGCTAATAAGGAAGACGCTATTACTAGGTGCGACCAATGCGGCAATTACAAGATGAAGGCCGCTAAGTGTCGAATCTGTAAGATAGCTGATGGGCAAGAGCGCATCAAAGAACGCTACTGGAACGGCAACGCCACACTCGAAAGGTTCATCGATGCCGACATATGATTACTTTTGTGACCGGTGCGAAGAACAGATAGAAATTACGCTAACCCTCGAGGCGGCTAGTCAGACAATGGTCTGCCATTGCTCTCATCCGCTTCGAAAGGTTTATAGCCCAACACCAACACATTTCAAGGGGGATGGATGGGCTGGCAAACCGGCAACAAGAGAATAGGTTATCTGGCAGATGATGAGCATTATTCGCCTAAATGGATATTTGACGCTTTCGGCGTTGAATTTGATTTAGACGT